ATCTTCGCTCCACTATTGAAACTATCAAGGCTAACCTTGGTTTTGATCGTCTTCAGCAGATGCGTGATGCTTCTCCCACCGGTGGTGCATTGGGTCAGGTTGCTGTTAAGGAATTGGATGCTTTGCAAGCCTCAGTATCTTCTCTAGACTTGAATCAATCTCCTGATCGTCTTCGTAATAACTTGGAACAAATCAAGACTCATTATTCTCGCTGGCGGCAGGCCGCTACTGGCAAACTCCCAGAAGAAAAGCGAACTGAACCTGGAGCTGGTGCATTGACTCCTTCGACTGCTCCTGCAACACCTACGGCTGGAGCTAAACAGACCAGCAAAGGTACGAAGTATACCATCGTTGAAGAATAAGGATAGATATGCCTACATACTTGATTGAGGGCAAGAAAGTCAAAACAGATACTCCGTTGACTGACGCAGAGATTGATGAGATTGCAGCGTCAATTAAACCTGCTCAGGCTCCTTCTACAACGGATCAACTGAAACGTCAGGCAGGACTGACTGCTCGTACAGCTATCGAAGCTGCCTCTGCACCTGTGAATGCTGTGGCTGACTTCCTTGCTGGTGCTTATAATCTTGGTGCTCAGGCGCTGGGTTCTGAAAGCAGGGTTCCTACTATGACTCAAGTTCAGCAACGTGGACTGACTCAAATGGGTCTGCCTACGCCTGAGACAACCGCTGAGAAAGTGGCTCAAGGCGGTGTAGCTGGTCTTATGGGAGCCGCTATCCCCGCTGCTGTAGCTCCCAAGACTGTCCTAGGCGCTGATCTGGCTCGTGCTCTTCCTGCCTCTGCTGCGGCCGGTGCAGTGGCTCAGCCTGCTGCTGAAGCTGCCAAGGAGATCACTGGCAGTGACATAGCTGCCACGATTGCAGGCATTGGCGTAGGTGCTGTAGCTGCTGGAGGAGCTGGCAGGATTGCTGGTGCTCTAACGGCTGAAAAAGCTCCTGTAATCACGATGGAGCAGGTCAAACAACGTGCTCAACGCTCTTACACAGCTATGGAAGATGCTGGGGTGTCTATCAAGCCTCAAAGCGCATTGGGCATGGTTGATGATATTCGTAACAGTCTGGAAAAGGCTAATTATCTTCCTCAAGATCCTGGTCAAGCAAAGATCAAGGTTGTCCTGGATAAGTTTGAAGACATTATTGGTCAAAAGCGTGTTCCTTTCACTAAGTTGGAACAGATGCGTAGCCTCGCCAACGATGTCAAAGGATCTACTGATCCTAATGTACGCCGACTCGGTGGAGTGATGGTATCTAAGATTGATGATTATATCTCTAACCTCAATGGTAAGGACATTATCGCTGGTAAAGGCAACCTAGACGAAGCCGTTAAGAACGTCATGGATGCCCGTAAGGATTGGCGTAATCTTAGCCGAGCCAATGTGCTGGAAGATATTCTTGACGTTGCTGCTGTCAAGGCTGACAATCCAAAGGCTTCTGAAGCTGAATTGATCCGTAAAGGGTTTATTAATCTTGCTGCTAACAAAGACAAGATGCGTCTGTTCACGGAAGCAGAGCAGAATGCCATCCGTAGCGTCTCCAAAGGCGGTTCTATGGACTCCCTACTGTCATTTATCAGTGGTTTTAATCCATTCCGTAGTGAGCTGGGGCGGGGTGCTGTTGCACTGACTGCTACTCAGAGTCCTGCCTTGGCAGTTACCCTGGGTGCTGGTGGTCTAGGTGCTGACGCTGTTCAGCGAGCCTTGCGTACTCGCCAAGCTAACCAAGCGATTAGCGGTCTTCTTACTGGAACTACGGCAATGCCTGCTGAGAACCAAGCTTGGAGAGGCTTGCTCACAGGTGCTATGAATCCGCCAAGGCAATGATCGACCCTATAAGTGCTTTTGCGCTGGCTCAAGGGGCTATCAAAGGTGTAAGGGCACTTACGGCTCTCTATAAAGAGGCCAAACAAGCCGGTAAAGAAGTTGCTGACATAGCCTCAGAAGTCTCTGGTCATGTCGGTAAGTTCATGGAGGGAACTGAGAAGCTCCAGAAGATAGAGATTGAGTCCAAACTAGCTCCTCCAGACCCTGCCAAGAGCATCCAAGCGCAGGCTTTTGAGAACATCATGCGTAGGCATGAGTTACAGAAGATGGAGACTGAACTCAGGGAGATGCTTATCTATGAACTTGATATGCCTGGGGTCTGGAAAGAGTTTACTGCTGAGAGGCATAGGCTTACGATTGAACTTGAAGACAGGATGGCTCAAGAGCTAAAAGAGAAAAGAATAAGAGAGGCTAGACGATCCAAGAAACTAGAGAAGATTAAGATTAAAGCAGCTATATCCATAGCTGTTTTTCTTTGGTTCTTTGTTTTCTCAACTCTTATGTATGGTCTTTATCTAGATGCACAGGAGCGTAGGTTGCTAGATAAGTTTGATCGTAAACAGTTTGAATATCTATGGATCAACGATCCTGATTATGCTGAGTGCTGGAAGGTCTTCCAAGCTACCTCAATGCTCCCAAGTTTCTGTAGAAAGGACTAATTATGTTAACTTTATTGTCTACCCTTATCAGCTTCCTCATGGGTGGCCTACCTAAGCTCTTGGACTTCTTCCAGGACAGGTCTGACAAGAAACACGAGCTTGCCTTAGCTGCTATGCAGACTGAGCGTGAGCTTGCTATGCTTGAGAAGGGATACGCTGCACAGGCTAAGGTGGAAGAGATTCGCCTAGACGAGATTAAGACCTCCAGCAATGCTGAGACTACTCAGGCCATCATCGGTGCTCAGCAGGCTGAGATGCAGGCCATCTATGCCCACGATATGAGCCTGAATGAAGGTACGTCTCAGTGGGTTAAGAACCTTCGTGCTCTGGTTCGTCCTTTGATTACCTATGGCTTCTTTGGCTTGCTGGTGATGATAGACGGTCTTCTGTTCTGGCACGGATTCAAGCAGAATGTAGATTTCACCACTTTGGCAGATCAGTTGTGGGATAATGAGACCCAGGCGCTGTTTGCTTCCATTATTGCTTTCCACTTTGGTGGTCGGGCCTTTGGAAAATGATAAGCGACAAAGCCATTGAGATGATTAAACACCATGAAGGGGTTCGACAGCTTCCATATCGTTGTCCTGCTCTGCTCTGGACTGTTGGTGTTGGTCATGTTATTGATCCGAATCATATCAAAGTACCTTTAGAACAACGTAAACAACTTGCTATTCCTGACGGATGGGATAGGAAGCTTACAATGGAGGAAGTAAATGAAATATTACGAAGGGATCTGGAGTCTTTTGTCAGAGGTGTTCTACGTCTCTGTCCTAATAGCGCTACTAACCAAGGCCACCTTGACGCTCTCACTAGCTTTAGCTTTAACGTAGGGCTAGGGAACCTCCAGAAGTCTACCATACGGATGAAGTATAACCGTGGGGACATTGAAGGAGCCGCTGAAGGCTTCCTAGACTGGACCAAGGCAGGCGGTAAGGTACTACCTGGACTGGTGAAGCGAAGGAACGATGAAAGAGCACTTTTCTTAGGTGCATAAAAGAGGCCCCGTGAGGGGCCTTTTTAGTTACCAGAAGAAGGTTATTTGAACGAATCCAAGTAATATCACTATACCTGTCTTTTCATATATTTCTTCTTCGTCAACCTCAACGTACAAGGTGTCCGCATGAGCGATACCGAATACGAGTCCGTGGATGAAGTCGATACTGCAATTCATCAGAATGCAATCTCACAAGCGCCAGCGGTGCAGGATAGCATCTGAGCGCCTTCCACGTTATCAGTTCCCTCGATGAATGCGTCCCAATCGATGTCTTCTGGCATTGATAGAGCCATCTGGAGGTACTCACCAGCAGTGATCTCCTCGTAGGGAGCCTGACGATACGTACCGCCATCGTAGGGCAGGTAAGACACGCCAGTGACCTCATCGAAGTGATCCCAAGTCCAAGCACCGACTTTAGGCCATTCATTCTCGTTCACGGAAATGGTCACAGAAGGCTTATGCTCACACCAGTGGCGCTGGAATACCAGCCAGAGGTCCAGGTGCTCAATAGCACTTAGATCCTCCCGTAACACCGCCCCTTCGCCCACCTTCTGAGGAAAGCTAAACACAGTGGTTGAATCAGGTTTCATCACACACGGCTCAGACGGGAACCCTTGAGACTTAAGGAAGTTGGTCAGAGGGTCTTTGTTGTCAGAACGCACACGGCGAATGTAATACTGACTATGCTGGGGATGGATACCACTAGCAGTTCCCGTGAGCTGAGACACAGTGCCTTCCGGTTTAACGCAAGTAATAGCGGCAGACACAGGGATGCCAAGATCGTTAGCCATCCGAGCATTTGTATCAATAGCAACATTCTTCAACTCCTCAAGTCGCTTAGGCAGGTCCAGGTCGTAGGCACTGTTCAGCAACGGATTATCAAGAATACCGGTCATAGACACGCCGAGGAGACGCTCTTCCTCGGTGTTGGTCTGCCAGATCTTCCGCAGGTACGGGAAGTGGGTCATGGTCGATTGAAAAGTGCCCAGAATCGTTGCCAAGCGTACCTTGTTACGAAGTCGATCCATATCATCCCCGTTACGAACAATAACGGAAGAAAGATTGCAAAATTGATAAGGTCTAAGAATAATCTCGCTGCAAGGGTTTGTACCCCATTCTTTACCCAGGCTACGACGGCCATTCTTTTCTGCTTGAAGCTCTGACGCATAACGATTGAAGATTCCTCGCTCACCGGAGTGAGATTCATAGATGTTAGACCATTCACGCATGAACTGACCAACGTCAGGCTTTACCTCGTAGACAGCACTGTTGTTAGCTAAGGCTCGTTGCCCGTTACCGTCCCACCAGTTGCCTGCCTTAGCGTGAGCCATACGGTCATCGCCGAGGTCAGACAGGGAGATCATAGCACTACGGCGCACTCCGCCCACGACGACAACTTCCCCGATCTTACAGAGAATATCATGACACTCGATGGTGTGTAACTTACGCCCCACAGCTCCTTTGAACTTGGAGATAACATATTTAAACAACTCCACCAAAGGCTCGGGTCCACTTGCCCGTCCACCGAAGGTTTTAAGGCGTGTACCGGCAGGACGAACTGCGGAAACATCCCACTTCGGGATCTCACCGGCGTAGAGGAGAGCAATGATCTGACGGAGAGCCTTTGCCCATCCTTCCTTGGAGTCTTTAACAACAATAGTAGTATTGCTGTCGTACAGCTTTTCAGGAATCTCTGGTAGTTTGTTAACATATTTCTGCTCCACGCTAAAGCCCACACCTGTGCCACACAAGAGGATGTACATAGCCTCGTC